AAATCTAAAGTAGTTATTGCCGAACAAATTAAAGAAATGCCACCACCTACGGCGAAAATCATTTTAAGGTATGCAATAGCCAAAGAATTAAGCGTTAACGAAGCCAAAAATTTAACTGCTAATTACTTTTTAGATTTGTTTATCTTTGCCAAAACATCTAAAGAAAACATACAAGCGAATAAAGATTATTTAAAAGATAAAATTAGAACTTTTATTTTACCCATTTATTTTGCATTGAATCGCTCAGAATTAAAGGGTACAAGGTCAAAAACGATTAAAGACTTTGAAAAGAAAATTTACAATACAATAAGCAAACATTATGAAACCAGAAAATAAGATACAACAAGAAATAGTAAAATATTATAGGGATAACCATTACGGCAAAGGTATAATGTTTAGCGTTCCAAACGAACGAACTGGGGGTTATGTAGCAATGAAGCCACTCTTGTTGACTGGTCTACTTTCAGGTGTATCAGATTTAATTATAGTTGAAAAAGGGCGTGTTTTATTTGTTGAGGTTAAAACCGATATAGGTAGGCAATCAGAAAAACAAATTAGGTTTGAAAAGCAAATTACCGAATTAGGTTATAATTATTTTTTAGTACGTTCCTTAAAAGATTTTAAAAATAAATTAGCATAAATGTATTTGGTGTTAATTTAATACTTATATTTGTACCACACTAATAAATTAAACATTATGAAAAAGTACAAACAAAATTTAAGATTAGAGGGTAACAACGTAATAAGTTACACAACTCACGTTGCTACCATTGAGGGTAACGAATTAAAACAATTAGTAAGCTATTCAGCGACTACTCAAAAACATATTAATTATGTAGCAAGTGAATTAAATTTAAAATTAATAAAAGATGTTTGAAGAAATAGAGATGTTCAGCTTTGGTGATAACCTTGAAAAAGACACCAGCCCCCATGATAATACACAAATAACATCTACAATGTTATATTTTAGTTCTGATGAATTAAAAGAATATAAAAAAATAGCTAAAAATTTACTAAAGAAGCATTTTCCTGAAAACTATATGGATTCTAATATTAGTGATTTAATTTTAAAAATATTTAGAGATGAAGATAATAAAACAAGGTAGGGTTTTAAAAGAAACAGATGCTAAAAAGTTAAAAGGTAAATTTTTAAACGAAACGCATTACCACACATTAATAGATTATGACTGCGATGCGTACGATAATTATGGAAATTTACTTTTTAGGTTTAGAAAAAATAAATTCCCTCAAGATTTGCTTGAATTAGGTTACCAAAGTTTTAAAGGTTCTATACAGTTAACTGAGGGGCGTGGAATAACAAGTGGCAGCAGCAAAAAAAGGATACGCAAAGATGGTTCGGTTTCAAATATAACAGTAGGGGCAAAGGTTTTGAGTGGGAATATTGGTTATATGGATAGTGGAGCAATGGTAAAATATTGCAGAATGTCGGCTTTTGCTCGTGACCATTTTGAAAAATTTAAAGAGGGTTTACCATTTGTAGAAAAAGTAGATGATTTTTATAAAGAACTATGCCCAAAGCACTACGGTAAACAAAAAAAACTATCTGAATCTACAAATAAAAACTATGTAATCGGTGAAACTTCATTTACAACCATTACAATGAATAAAACATTTAGAACGGCTTGCCACCAAGATGCTGGTGATTTCAAAGATGGCTTTGGTAATTTAATTGTCTATAATGATGGTTCTTATACTGGTGGTTATTTTGTTATGCCTGAATATGGTATTGCAGTAGATGTTCAGAACTCAGATATATTATTTGCAGACGTACATAAATACCACGGAAATACAGAAATGAAAATAAAAAACGGTTTTTCAGAAATATTTAGGGTATCCTATGTGCTTTATTACCGTGAAAATATGATGAAATGTAAGCAACCATCAGAGCAATTAAAAGAAATTAAACAAAACAAATCAGGTTATTTAACACTTTAATAATAAAAAAATGATAGGTAGATACTGTGAAATAAATAATATAAAAGAAGAATTAGATTTAAAAGCTGGTTTAGACTTTAGGAACCCAAAATATAGAAGAAAAGTTTTTCTTGACTTCTATAAGTTCCATACAAAATATAGAGGTCACGCTGGTGGGGTTTACTACGCTATCCCCCATATAATTGAAACCATGAAATTAAATATGGAACAATCATTATGGCTATGCTTTATTAATGGGTGTAGTCAAAACATTGTTACAACGTACTTAATTTTTAATAAGTTCCCCAATTTAGCCGAAATAGACACCAACGAATTAAGAACGTGGTATTACGATAATTATAAAAATTTTGGCTGGGATACTGATAGGAGGTATTTTAAAAACTCTTTTATAGAATCAGTAGAACATTACATAAAAAATTTAAACCATAAAACTCAAGTGGAATATTTTAATTCTATTTGTAATACTGGTAATAAATTTGACAACTTTGATAAACTTTGGGTTGAAGTAAATGAAAGTTTTTTATATTTCGGTAGGTTAAGTTCTTTCAGTTATATAGAATATTTAAATATAATAGGGGTAAACGTAGAATGCAGTGAGCTTTTTTTAGATGAAATAAAAGGCAGTAAGTCGCATAGGAATGGTCTTGTAAAAGTGTTAGGGCGTGACGATTTAGAATGGTTTAAAGGCGAACATAAATTTGACAAAGAAACTATTGAATGGCTAAAAAAAGAGGGGGAAACCTTATTAAAAGAAGCTAAAAAATACATAGGTGGTGGCTTTGTTAATTATTTTACTTTAGAAACGACACTATGTTGCTATAAGGGTTGGCATAGGGTAAACAGGAGATACCCAAACGTCTATAACGATATGATGTATGACCGTATAAAAAAAGCTGAATCTAATTGGGGCGTGACTTTAGACGTTTTCTGGGGTGCAAGGGTTAAATATCTGCCAAAATTTTTAAGGTGCGAACATAACCCATCTAAATTGAAGATTTGTAAAGAAAAGCAAAACCATTACCGATTAACTGGGGAGCCAATAATGATGGAGAAAGAATTTGAATATTATAAAAATAACTTTAAAAACGATAATGAATTATGGGATTAAATATATTAATAATTGGAAACTGTGGTGTGGGTAAAACTTATACAATTAAATCAATTATAAAATTGTTGGGGTTGAAGGATGAAAAAAGGGTAGGTTTATTAAATTCAGTAGAAAATGAAAATTATTCAGTAGCTGGTGTTTATGATGGCAGTACTTTTGAGGGTAGCGATAGCCTTTCTATGAGTGTAATGACAAGTTTAGGGGGGTTTTTATTAGAAAATAAAAATAAGACTGTATTCTATGAGGGCGATAGGTTTATGAATAGCAATTTTATAAAAAAAGCTTCACCTTTTATTATAAAAATATTGGGTAACGGATCAAAAGGCAGACTTGAAAGGGGTAGCCAACAAAGTAAAAGGCATCTTTCAAGCATATTAACAAGGGTTAACAATATAAACCCATATTTAGAAGTCCCTAATAGTGAAATTTGTTTAGATGTTTTAAAAAAATGTTTAAACGGTTCTACCAGTAGTTATGAAGTTCTTTGCAAATTGAAAGAAACTTCTAAGGGGTTTAAAAAACAACAAACAGAATTATTTTAATAATTAAAACAAACAAATAAAAAAATGATAGCACACTACAACAAACAAACAACAGAAATTAGAATATTTGGTTCAGTTAAGGCACTATGTAAAGAATTAGAAATGAAGCCTGATAACCTTTACACTAAGTTTGGACGTAAGGGTTTAAAGCGTATTGAAACGGATAAATACATTATTGTAAAGACCGAAATTGAAAGAAGTAAAAAAATAATTTAATCTTTTTTTAATAAATGTGTTGTTTATTAGAATATAGTTATTATATTTGTATCGTAGCAATTAAGCAACACAAATTAAAAACTAAATATTATGACAACTTTTAACATTACAATCGAAAAAATGGGTTCAGAAACAATGAATATTTTAAACGAAACTATTAAGGTTTTAAAATTTAATAATTTAAAAGAAGCAAAAAAAGAAATCAGCAGATTAGTAAGAAAAGAGGGTTATAAAAGAGGTTATAAAGTTTATAACTCGGAATTAAGAACTGAATTGTCAACTAACTTTTAAAATAAATAAAAGGGGTGTAAAAAGCCCCTAATTTTTAAAACTAATATTATGAAACACCAATTACAAAACCTTTCAAACTCACTTAGTACAAACGAATTTAAAACCATTACAATGGCTGAATTTCTAAGCCAACACACACCAGTAACAATAAAAGAGTTTGATGGCAATAAGCGTTACCAGCACATAGTTTATGCGAGGTTTTACGCTCAATACTATTTAAGAGTGGTTAAAGGCTTTAAATTAGTTGAAATAGGTAAATCAATAAATAAAAACCACGCAACTATTATACATAGCTTAAAACAGTTTAAACTTTTGACTGACCCAATATACGGTGATAAAGATTATATTAAATTAGTTAACTATTTAAACGAACAAATTAAAGAAGTAAATATTGAATTATGAAAAGAATTAAAAAAAGTAAATATGTAGGAGTAACATTTGACAAAAGAACTGGCAGATGGATAGCACAAATATCAGTAAAAGGATTACAAAGAACTTTAGG